TTGAATCCTGAGCGCCCGCCGGTTTTTCGGTTCCATCAAGAGAGAGAACCGGAGCGATTTGTCCGGCCTGGGGAAATGTTTTATCGTGAAGTATCCACATTGTATATTTTTCAAAGCGTTGCACTTGAATTACCCTTTCCACAACCTCTACTCTTGCAGGTTTATAACCTGACTCATAGTTGCCGATAGTACCTACCGAAACCCCCGTCACCTCAGAAAACTGAGCTTGTGTGAGTTTTTCAGCGTTTCTGATCGCCTTTAATTTTTTGGCGTAATCTCTTGACATGTTCACCATAGGGTGAGTATCCTCTATTTACATCTTCACCTTGGGGTGAAGTTAACAAGTTAAAACAAATTACGACAAGGCACGACAAACGTACCAACGCAAGAGGATAACAAATGCAAGAGGTCATTGCCGATAAAGAGTTATCTGATGCAGATCACGTCCCAGAGGCAGAGAGCATCAGCGATGTGCCGCCAGTACAGGACGACGATCTGCCGGTTGAGTCTGTGGACGCCGCCAACGACGACGCACACGGAGAAGACGACCCCGAAAAACCAAAACGTACCTACACAAAAAAGGGAGGGGAGTTCCTGCGGATGGATGGGCCTGTCGCCGGACTTTGCTCACTGGAAAGAGGCGCGGTCTATGTAGGACTGACCAAAGCAGCATTACGCGCCGCTATCCAGCGTAAACAGATGCCCGGACACAAGACGCGCACCAGACCAGAAGACGAGGACTCGGATGGTACGTGGTGGTTTAACGCCAAAGTGTGGGACGAACTGGCCGACGAGCTGCCCGCCCTTGAGCCGCCAGAGTGGCATAACTGGAAAAGTTACTGGACGTATGACCGCAGCAAGAGAAAGTTTCAGGCGACAGATAAAGAAGATTGCAAGACTGCTAAAGGTAAGCGCGTTTATAAGTCACGAAAATCAAAATTAGAGCAAGCCAAGAACAGTACTAAGGCCAACCAATGAACACACTCATTAAAAACGTACCCATTGCCAGAGTCGGAAAAATCTTTGACGGTCGGGAAGTTACCCGCCATATGCTTGAGCGCTGCGTGGCTAAATTCAATCCCGAAGTCTGGAAGCTCAGGGTTAATGATTATATCGTCGATATTCGCGCCCCGAACAAAGGCGAGGTTATCGCACTGCGGCTGGAGAACGACGCACTGTTAGCCGATATAAAAATGTGGATGAAACCGGACGAAGTCAGAGCAATGAACCTGTATCCAGCCATCTGGTACAGGAAGGAAGAAAAAGAAAAGCCTCTCTATCCGACACTGATAGATATTTCGCTTTTTGCAGATAAGAACCGGGAAGACGATATCGCCATTAAAGACTGTGACATCAGCAAGGGCGATTAATTTATATCGCTGCGACCATTAAATTTATTTTTACTTACATATTTTAACGGAGTACAAAATGAAACTCACCACAGAGGATCAAGCCTTGCTTGCTCGGCTGGAGCAACTGAAAGATTCACCCCAGACGGCAGATAAAGAAATCGCGCTTGTGTTCGAAGAGCCGCGCATTGCTTGCGTAGTTACCACCTACAGAGATCTTTACCATGTATTCGAGACCATTCTGGAAAGATACAGCGATGGTTGTATACCAGAGCGATGCGCCACTCCGGACAATGAAAAAAGCGCTTACCAAAAAATGGTAGATAAAATTATGGATAGAACAAATGTCAGGGCTGGTTGCGGAATAAATAATGTTCAACATGCTTTTATTTTCTTTAATCCAGAAAATTTACTTGATACCTATCGCAATATATTAAAAAACGATGAAAAAATTATTGAGCTGGGAAGAATCGGGCGAGGACACTACCCGCCCGATATACTAGAAAAACTAAACGGTTAGCAATCCGTTTTTATGTAAGGTTCAGGATATTTTTGTACAGATTTTTCTTTTATCTGTTCAACAAACCCATGAACTCGCGAGTTGTAAATATCATTTTTCGTGTCTACCACTCTTGGCGGAGATATACCATCCAGAGCAGTAATGACATCCTTCAGGAGACTAATGATTTTTTCATCTTCATTCATATGAAGTTCCTTTTGTGTTGGTAAAAGTCTGCGCCCGTAGTCCGTCAAAACTAAGCGGGCGCAGACAACATAACACAAGCTGCTCGCCGTTCGCAGCCTAAACCACGGCACCGCAGCCGGGCGGGGTATCCGGTAACACCAGAAGCATTGAGGTAACAAAATGAGAGTAATCACCAGTGAAATCAAGCTTGCCCGTTCGGGTAACTCAAAAACCCGCGGTTGTATCAGCGCTGCGGAACTTTGTGCCGTTGCAGTAAATTCCAGTGACTGGCACGCCCCCGTCCTGTGGAAAGGTCATTATGTTGGCGTAGTGAAAGATGTAAGTTTTTTTGAATCTTCTGCCAGCACAAGCTACCTGTGCGGTTGTATTGAATTTTTTGTCGATCACCTTCTGGCGGCAATGATAAACGAGGAGCTCTATCCGGTGATTTCCTTACAACCGAAACCGGATGCACGCACCCTGATTCTGGAAAAGGTAATTCTTACCACAAAAGAAGAGCGCGAATTTGACGAACAGACCGCGATTAACATGAAAGCTCTTCGCACACTTATAGCAACCCCATCCATCCGCCAACAGAAGAGCACCACATTAATGGGGGGACGCCCACATGAACACTGAATTAATTAAAAGCGTCAACCAGGCCATAAAATGGTATCAGAGCGACAACAAATACAAGCCGGATAGCAATCAGGCACACAGAGATATACTCAAAACAAATCTGCAAATTATTCAGGAACAGGCAGAAAAGGACAAACAGGCCGAAGACGCCAGAGCCATTAGCATGATGATTAATTATCTGGAAAGTGGCAAGGAATTAAAATTGCTTCCCGTACCAGATGATGAGGTGATTTTATGAGCGCATTTACCGTAGCTGAATCATGGTTAATTGTTATCGGCGCGTTATTACTGGCAACGGTGATTATCAGGCTTCCGTTATTTATTAACAACCATCGCTATAAACGCAGCCAGAAGAAAAAAAACAAAGTTATTTTTCTTTCAGCGAAAGATTATAAAACGCGGGATGGGCACATTATCCCCATATGGGATAAAACCACGAAACATTAACCCGTAATCATCAGAAAGCATCAAAACACCGCTCACGCGGCGGGATTTGTACAACCCGAATAAAGGAAAAAAACGAAATGATTAACCCGAATCTTACCCTCAAAGAAAAAGCACTGACAGCCGCACGCCTTTTGCGTGACAACGGCTTATATATGGCAGTAAGCAGTTCAAGAATAGACAGGATAGGCGCAGAACCCAGACTGATCGCCGCTGACGCCATCGAACAACTCGTCAAAGAAAACGAAGCACTTCGCGCACGGCTCGTCGCCATTCAGAAGGCACTTAACCCCACTGTTGCCGTTGATCCAGTAGCTCACCCGCATACTGCACACTGGCGCAAGTCTTTCACAACGGGCGCTTGTGTACGCCTGAAAGTCAACCCAGACCATCGCGGAAAGGTCACTGCAACCCGAAGTGGTGATCACCTCATCCAGTCCTGTTATGTGCAATTTAAAACCCCGTTTGAACACGGTTACTGGGTGGATGCGCAGTACCTGGAATTAGTCCCCGACGAATGAAGCTCATCATCCCTGAGCGGCACCGCAAGAGCAAAAGCAAGCCGAAGGGAAAGCCGGAACGGGCAGCACGGGCAGCATATAACCGCCTGTTGTATGGCGACTGGTCACATGTGCGGCGACTGGAACGAATCCCCCACGCCCGTGTGATTAACGTCATGTACCGCTACCGGCTGTTAAGCCTGAACAAAGGCCGGACATGGGAACTGCTTAAACACCCCGAATACGAGAAGAGGATTAGACAATGCTACGAATGAAATTTAAGCCCCGCGTTACGTTGCCGAAGTGGAGGGCCAAAGCATGAAACCCGCCGCTATCTGCATTCTGTGCAATAACGCCAAGACCGGCGACCTGTACCGCATCCGGCTGCATCACATTAACCCTGACCGCTCACTGCTGGACAACATCACCGGCCCGGATGATGAGCGCTATATCTGGCTGACCGACGGCACACAGCTACACGTCTGCAACATCCGCCGTGAAACCTTGCTGGAGTCGACGCCATACGTCCCGAAAAAACAGCAAGGGGGCAAAGCATGAAAAAGCCCGCCTTCATCCGTTCCCCGCTCAAATGGGCGGGCGGCAAATATGAGGTTATGCCTCATCTGCGCAAGCATTTACCCAAAGGTAAATGCCTGGTTGAGCCGTTCGCGGGCGGCGGTTCCGTGTTCATGAACACAGACTATGACCGTTACGTACTGTGCGACAGCAACGCCGCGCTGATTAATTTTTATCAGCACCTGACGTATAACATTCCGGCGTTAATCGATCGCGCATGGTCATTATTCAGGGACGGCGGCACACGCGAAGCCTACAACCACAACCGCCAGGTATTTAACACACTGACCCTTTCTCATGATCTCCAGCGGGGTGAATATCTGGAGTGGGCCGCACTGTTTTTGTATCTCAACCGCCACAGCTTCAACGGCCTGCAACGCACCAACCAGAAGGGTGAGTTTAACGTTCCGTTCGGCAATCACCATCTGCCGCACTTCCCTTACGTGGAAATGCGCCTGTTCGCCGAAAAAGCCCGCAACACCCTGACCCGTTTTATTTGCGCGGATTTTCGATCATCAATCAGAAATTTCCCCGGTTACGTCCCGTCAGATGAGGTGGTTATCTATTGCGACCCGCCCTATCTGCCACTCGACGATAAAGACAGCTTCACCTGCTACAACGGTCAGGCGTTTACCCGTGAAGACCACCGGGCGCTTGTCGCGTATCTGGTACATACCAGTGAGCTTTACGGCGCAAAAGTCGTGATTTCCAACAGCGACACCGAAGAGACCCGCAAGATCTACTCACCGTTTACGCTCCACAAACTGGACGTTAAACGGTCTGTCAGCGCCAGCGCCAAAGGCCGCAAAAAAGCCGCCGAAGTGATCGGCGTACTGGATGACCCGCGCCGAAATATCGATGTCAACGCCGGATGGTTTGAAATCCCCCGCACGACCAACCCTGTTTCTACGGAGGTGTTCTGATGTCAGTCATCTACATCGCTGGCCCCATGACGGGCAAACCTGATTTCAACCGCACCGCATTCACCATGGCGGCAACCCGCCTGAGAATGCTGGGGCATACCGTACTTAACCCGGCGATACTCCCCGACGGGCTGGCTTATGAGCATTACCTGGATATCGGCTTCGCCATGCTGCGCGGTGCTGACGAAATTTATTTGCTGGATGGCTGGAAGGAATCAGAAGGCGCAAAAAGAGAGTTCAACTTAGCGCGTCGGTTGCGTCTGAAAATCTCCACCCCGGAAAGCCGTAAAGGGGGTGCGTCATGATACACCTGAAACCTATGGGAACGCCGGGGAAATGCCCGGCACATTGCCGCGCCTGGACACCGGAAGAAGACGAGTCACTGATAAGCCTGTATCCGGATCATACTTTTCGCGAAATAGCCGCACAACTGGGACGCACTAAAGCCGCCATCCAGTTCAGGGTGATCCGCCTTCGGCGTGAAGGACGCCTGGGTCATAAACATAACCAGTTCACACCGGAACAGGATGCGTTTATTCGGGCTAACCGTCACAGCATGACGCTGGCAGAGGTGGCAGCTCATCTGGGAAGAAAAAGCAGCGCGCATATCGCTAACCGTGCCAAAAAGCTGGGTGTTTCTTACCGTAAATACGGTGACTTAAATCCTTCAACAAAGCATCCCGACAGCGACGTTGAATACATTCACGCTTTACGTGATGACGGCATGATATTTTCGGAAATAGCCGGAAAACTTGAAATGCCTGAGTCAACGGCACAATGGATCTATCACAAACGATTTACCGCCATTGACGCCATCGCAAGGGAGTACCTCCCACGATGACCACGTACAAAAACCGCTTGCCGCCATCCGCGCTCATGGGTTACATTTCCCCTGCCCCTCATAAAACGGGGGCCGGGATTTGCCCCCCGTTGGTTATCACAGCGCACAACCGCGCGAGCGGTTTTTTTACGTGCAAAGCATCGTCACGCCGTTTTATTCGCATTATGGCGGGGCGTGCAGGGCAGCCGCAAGGCTGGCCGGGTTCTGTGATAACCGGTAGGGCAAACCCTGTTCGTCTCGCCACCCCTGAGTTTTGCCCCTCAGATGGTGAGTTATCAAAACTTATCACAGAGGTAGCCCCATCATGGCCAACCGCAAACAGCGCCGTACCCACGCTGACGTTCAGCGCATCCATACCCAGACCGAAATTAACCGCAGACTGCATCGCGCCAGCAATATCGCCTTCATCATGTCGATCAACATGCTGCACGAAAAGAGCACGGCACTCCTGCCGTCTTACGTCGCCGCCGTCTTCAGCTATCTGGCTGACGACCTGCGCGAGCTGCAACGCCTCACCGGCGCCCGCCGGTAACCCCTCCATTCGCCCCGGTTCTTCCGGGGCCGTTGTGCATCCTGTTAACCGGGAGGTCTGCCCATGACCGTCATCAGGGGACGCTATACCCCCACCCCACCGCCGCCATTTCCGGGCAAGACCCCGGACACGACCGATTACCCGTATCCGTGGAATAAACCCCGCGAGGCAATCGGCGTTGACCGTTCGTCATTAGAAGATATCGCGGCAAAAGCACGCGAGAGGGAGGCCCGCGAAAAACTCGACGAAAGCATCAGGCGGGCAACTCACCCCCTGCCGCAGTTCATGCGTATGCGTATCGAGGCCCGTATTGATGAACACTGCCAGCAAAAAGGCGTTTATATCGCTGAGCTGAAATTCCGGGACTTTGTACGCCGCGAACTGCCATTACTCAACGCCGTAAACAATATCTACCGCATTGCCATTGACAGGCCCATGCCGCCCGTCTGGTCATGGCTGGAAAGCGGCCCCGCAACCGCCCATCACTTCGCCGATATCCAGGGATTAACGGAACGGTTTAACCGCCTGCCGGAATACACCGAAGACGATATTGAGTTGCTGGCACAGGATATCGCTATCTATATCCGGGGCGAGGTCGCCGATATGGTCGACGCAACCGCCGATCTGGACGATATGACCTGCGCCCGCCAGTTATACGCATGCGCCCTGCATGTGGCGGAACATTTCAATATGCCACCGGTCAATGCTGAGAAATTCCGGCGCTACAAACTCGATCTTCTGGATACGTCTGTCACGGTTCAGAAGATGATGGATGAAAAAATCTGGAAACGCCGTTTAAAGCGCCTGGCGTACCGCTGGCGGGAACACCTGCAAATCGCTTACGGCGACGTGGGCCGCACGGCGTCAGTGTATTGCAGTAAAAAGCAAATCAGCCTTTGGGAAGAGCAGCGCCGCCGTAATCGTCTCATCATGAGCAATATGGAGCTGGAAGACGAGGACAGCGGCGATCGCATATCGCTCGCTGACACTATAGATGCTTCCGTCGCTAACCCGGCGCTGCGCCGCGTTGAACTTATGGTTCGTATCAGGGGGTTTGCTGATATAGCGAAAAGCGCGGGTTATGCCGCGCGCTTCTACACCTTCACCGCGCCGGGGAAGTATCACCCCCGCCTGCACTACGGCCCGCGTAACAGCAAATGGAACCACGCCAGCCCGAAGCAGACCCAGGACTACCTCAACAATACCTGGAAGCTGATCCGCGCCGACCTTGCCCGCGATGGCATACAGGTTTTTGGTCTGCGCGTGGCGGAGCCGCACCATGACGGGACACCACACTGGCACATGATGCTGTTTGTTCAGCCTGAACAGGTGGACGCGCTCACTGAGACGCTGCGCACCTACGCCATCCGCGAAGACCGCGACGAACTCAACACCAAAGAGGGCATTAAACCCCGCTTTGACGTGACAGATATCGACGAGGAAAAAGGCGACGCCACCGCCTATATCACCAAATACATTTCCAAAAATATCGACGGTTACGCGCTGGATGACGAGACTGACGACGAATCCGGCAAGCCCTGCAAGCTGACCGCGAAACACGCCACCGCGTGGGCCTCATTGTGGGGTATCCGGCAATTCCAGTTTGTGGGCGGCGCGCCCGTTTCGGTCTGGCGTGAACTGCGCCGGATGCGGGATCAGGAACTGGCGGAAAAAATCGGCCCCACCTTTGCCGAAATGCACCGCGCCGCCGACGAGGGCGAATGGGGCACTTACATCACATTACAGGGCGGCCCCTTCGTTACCCGCAATGATCTGACCCTGCGCCCTTACTACGAGATTCAGAGGACGCCCAACCAGTACGGCGAAGAAAAACCCGTAATCAAGGGTCTGCGCCTCCAGTCTGAACCGGAAGCCTCACCCATCATCACCCATCTTAAAAAGTGGAAAGTGGTTAAAAAACAGCCGACGCCGGACACGGCGGCGGAGCTAACCGGGTGTTCATCTTTTGACCTTACGGTCGCGTCCGCGACCGCTAGGACTCGTGTCAATAACTGTACTTTGCACAAAAAACAACCAACAAACGGCGATAAATCGAACAGCAACACCGAGCCAATTCAACAGACAATTGACCAGCAAATAATCAGCACGCTGGCCAGAGACCAGGAACCAGACCAGAACGCCGCACCGGACAGTCGCAGCGCGGATCACCTTTCCCTTTTGCGGGTTATTCCGCCGCACAGACACGAACAAAAACCCGTCGCCGACGATAAAAACGCAGTTCTGCGCCTCATTACCGAGCTGCGCACGCGCGGCATAGACAGCGACGACGAGATCGGGCACGTCCTCAAAGGCCGGATGATTAGCTACGGCCCTGATGCCTGCCTCCAGGTCAGACACGGCAGCATCGTGATCATTAAGCGCCAGCGCTGGTGCGGACACCGCGAATGTCACGACCCACTGAATGAAGAAGACCTGCGCTACGGCGACGAGGCCCGCTGCATGGCGCATTCCGATCCTGACCGTGTGGCAGAACGCCGCAAACAACAGGTAACTGAGCAGCAAAAACAGCAACAGCAGAAACGCGACAGCATTTTGTCGCGAGTGAACAAACTGAGGGGGTTATCAGCATGAGAAAATACACCACCTACCGTCAGGGAGAGGAACGCTTTGATCGCGAACTCTATGGAATAATGGTGTACAGGGAGCGGAAAGCAAAACAACAGCCCCGCGTAACCACATTCCCGCCACCAACACCAGAACCCGTGCCGGAAGTTCGGGAGCCGGAAACACCGCCCGCCATTTGCCCGTTACGCCAGGTCATGAACACATACAGGGAGATGGAAGCGGAAAAAGAGCGGGCGAAACTGGAAAGAGCGCGCCGGATACTGGCCCACAAGGCAGAAACAGCAATGAGATACTTGACCAAAGAACCATCAAAGGAGAGTTAAATGAAGAAAAAATTAATAAGACGCTATGAGGCCGTTGGCGTTGATGATTTAGGTGATGCTTTATTATGCGTTGCGGCCTGTATTGAAGATTCCTATATTCAGGCTGGCGCTGAACCTGGAAAGGATTATACCTACAATGACCTGATGAACCTTGCCATGCGGTACGTTACTGCGCCGGACAGTAAATCAGGTAAAGAGTATTCCTGGGATATTAATTAACAAGCGCAAGCGTGGGGGCGTTACAACCCCGCTCGCCGCAAGCCCGGATTAGTGAGCGGCAGCGCCGCGAGTCTGTCCGGGCGAGGAAGCGGAATGACTGATGACGCTCAGAGATCCGCTTACGCACCGGACTTAATGATGTCAGTTATCCGCCAGTCGCCGGATAATTTCCGCGTACTTCGTTTGCGTGCGCCGGAGCGCATCTTCGAACGAAACCGCTTTCCGTTCAGTCGGCGGCGGCTGGTTGTTTTTTACGGGGTTTTTTTGCACTGGATTACCCATCTGTCGTGAGTTTGTGTATTTTGTTGTATGTTTTACCCCAAAAATGAGCAACAAAATACACAAAGAGCGCTTATGAAAAATCTGATACACATCCCGCCAAAGCGCGATGAGCTGATAAAAAGCCTTGATCAATGTCTGAGAATTATCGATCCGGAGTTCAGGGAGGGTTCCGCGCTGTACAATACACAAGGGGTCATTGATGCAGCCATGCTTGATTATAAAGGGCGCTATCTTCACTGGGATGACATCAAAAACAGACACCAGGATGACAGTATCGCCCTGGCGAAATGGTCAATAATCAAGACAGCCCGCAAGCCTTTTTTTACCATTGCATATGGCTATGTTTCTGATTCTGTCGCCACCTACATTACCACACC